GCGCTGCCCAAATTACCGTATGACGATTCGCGGGCTTGATTGGCTGCAATCAGCGCGTTGCCAGTGTTGACACCTTGTTGATACATCTGTGGGCCTGCGCCGGTTGCATAGCTTTGTCCAGCAGCAGCCATCGAGCCAGCAGCCGTTGGGGCAAACCCAACAACGCCCGCAAGCGCGTTACGGCGCAAACCTTGAGTGTCTCTAAAACGGTTGTATGCGTTTGAGAATTCATTAGACGCTGACTCTTGCGCGTAATCTTGCATTCCTTTAAGTGTCTGTCCAGACACTAAACCACCTCTTGCGCGTGCTTTAGACGTTAGGGCTTTGCGGCCTTCAGCTAAACGAAACGCATAGCCTGGGTCAGCCGTGTAATCAGCAGGATTAAAACCGCGAACTAATTCGCCACCTTCTTGAATGCCTGAAACGTAACCGGGCAACGCGTTGACACCTGCTTGGTAAAACGGTTGCCGTCTTGCAACGTCTTCCTCATACATTTGGCGTCGCAAATTAACATCTGCCATTGCCGCAGCATTTGCCGCGCCAGCAGCGTCACTTGCCGCGCCGCCATCGCCTTCAATAGCGCCGCCAAGAGCACTGCCAATAGCGCCGCCAGCAGGGCCGCCAAAAACTGATCCAGCAACACCACCAAGTACGGAAAGAAGTCCCATGATATTTTCCTTAAGTCACTTCACGCCCAAAGACGCAAATGTTGATTGCAATTGTACTGATAAAGCCATATTCATTCCAATAGCAGGTTGTTGTTAGATGCCTGTTGCATAATGACCCAATTAGTGCCGTCGGACACCATTGTCGCCCAATTCCCAACAACTGCCAAGAGGATTGACGTGCCAGCCGATGTGCTGTCAATTGGCACAACGCTACTGGATGCTGACACCAGTGTCTGCGCTTGCATATTTTTGAAGGTCAGTTCACGGCCAGTATAGGTGGCTGCGGAGGGCAAGGTTACCGTACAAGTCGAGCCGGACTTGTTGTTGATAAACCAAGTCTCACCCACGCCAACAGTAAAGTCAGCGGTCTTGGTAAGCGGCGCGGATCCTGTTGTTGGCGTTGCCCATGTAGGCGCGCCTGCGCCAGCCGAAGTTAAAACTTGGCCGCTTGTTCCCGCAGCCGTAAACGCATACGCCGTACCTGTACCATAGGCCACGGCGCCAGCGGTAGGCGTTGCCGTGCTATTTGTACCGCCATTGGCAATCGGTAAAACGCCGCTTACATGGGTTGTCAAGCCGATCTTGCCCCATAACGGCGCAGTATTCACGCCGCCAGAAATCAATGCGTTACCAGTCGCAACATCCGCAAGTTTAGCCAATGTTGTTGTCGTGTTGGCGTACAATAAATCGCCTGTTGCGTAAGATGATTGGCCCGTACCGCCGTTCACAGCAATCAATGTGCCCGCCAAAGTAACCGCGCCGGTTGTAGTTGCTGCTGGCGTCAGGCCGGTTGTGCCGCCTGCAAAAGACAATACGCCCGTGTTGGCAATTGTGACGTTACCAGTTGCGCCAGACACCGAAATGCCAGCGCCTGCAATGTTAGACAGCACGCCCGTGTTAGCCACGGTAATCGTGCCTGAACCATTGGTAACCGAAATACCTGCACCAAACCCAAGCGTGTTAAGGGTATACCCTGTACCGTTACCAATGAGCAATTGACCGTTAGCCGGGATTGAACTTAAGCCTGTGCCGCCATTGATTACAGCGGTGACGCCTGTGCCAGCGCCAGTAATCGTGTACAAGTTGTACAAGAACATGTACCACTCACGCGAGATTTTTCCTGTGCGTTGATCTAAAAAATCAACGCGAGGTGCGGTGATTTGAGTAGTGCTGGTTGCCATTATGAGTTTGTAGGCGAAGCTATAAGTTCTGCACCCATGATGTCAACTTTAATGGGGTCAGTGCCTGAAATCTCATATACGCGGTCACGCAGTTTGACGGTCATACCCAAACGCCGCCAAAACACACGCTTGTAGTACTGGCCGATCTTGCCCATCTTAGACCAATGCTCATTTGACCATGTATGACCGCCATCGTCTGAGAAGCGGAGCATGACTTGAGGATCGTATCCTGGTGTGGCAAGGTAAGAGTTGGTAACAATTTCATAGCCCGTAATGTCAGTATCTGATAGATCAAACTGGCCCAAAGGTTCCGAACCATCGCCTGCTTCAGTAGTTAAGATGTCGCCTGATTGAGTAGCTAAATATGTTTGCACATATTCGGCCACAAGATTTAACCCCGACTCAGTATCTATGTTTTCACTCTCGTTGCCCGGAAACGCATTTAAACCAACGCCAGCCTCGCATTCAAGTTGCAAGCTATGCTGGGCGGTACGCTTGAGAGTATTTGTTCCTTGGGGCAGGGCACGCCATGAGCGCAGCCACTTTTGAACCTGACCATTGTCGGCATAAACCTCAAGATCAAACGTGTAAATGTTGCCGTTCTCAAAGTCGCCCACAATGATGTTGCCACCAAAGTTGCACTGACAGTTGCTACGGTGGCGGGTAAACGAGCCGTTGTCCCATCCTGCACGTTCATGCCAGGCTTGCGTAGCCACATCGTAGACCCAAGTGGCGTTAGCCGATGGGAAAGTCAGCACGTAGAACGAATGGCCTTCTTGCTGGTATGTGTAGGCCAGTGCATTTGAAATATTGCCGTACTGTGCAATAGCGTACTCAATGGCGTGCGTAGAAACACGGGCGGCACCATAGCCATTAGCGCGGTAGACAATGCCTTGACCACGGGCGTCTGTGCCTAGCCAGAACAGGGTGTTGTCTAGTTTGGCAACCGAGAATGTGGCCACACAGCCAATCTCATTGAACGCGCCTTGAATGGGTGTCAGCGGAAAGTTGGCCAAACCGGCGTTGTACCAAACCTCAGTTGAGTCAGTACCAAACACCCACAATTGGCGGTGATCCACGTTAATGGCCACCACACCATCGGGCGATCCGTCAGCGCTGGAAAAGGTTAAGGGATCGAACACCAACGGGTAAATGTAATCGCCGTTTGATGGGTCAATTGTGTCCACACTCCAAATGCGCTGGCTGTTAGGTTCATTAAAAATGAACTGAGTATCCAAGTAACCCACAGTCAGAGCGCCGGGAAAATTGGCATCCGAGATCTGGTCAAACGAGTTTGTGGGTTCGTAATAGGTGTAGCTAGGGCCATTGCAGGCAAAGAAAATTACCGCGCCATTGTCAGCAATCGACACGGGGCCAGTGCCTGACACATCGCCGAGCTTGACTGGCGTGCCGGTCAAACTTGTCAATTTGTAGACTTCTGTGCCAGACACGACATAAAAATCCGCACCATTAGTTTGGTGCGCCCATAGCCCACGGATAGGGCCAGTGCCAACAGATTGAAGGAAATTTAGACCGGGGGCACGGTTTAGGAAAGCCGGTTCTGTGCCACCTTCAGGAACAATCTCGGGAAAGAGATTGACCATTCTGGCATCCGCAGCGTTGACACTGCGTGCCACATAGGCCGAGCCAAGGATAGGCGTTTTCATTACGCAACTACGCCGTCAATCACAGCAAAGTTAATTACAGGAGCATCGGTAGCTACGCCGCCAGTAGTCAAGAAAGTAATGTTAAAACTACCCGCTGCCACCGCAGTAACCAACAAATTGTATAGGTTAGTGCCAGATGCTTGATTTAAAATAATTACATCGTTTGCGCTGATAGTGCTGTTGGTAACGGTAAACGTAGCCGCAGTAGCAGAGCCAGCCGCAGAGAACATAGTGATAGCACCGCAACGCTTGTTAATCGTAACTCCCGTGGTGCGGCTTGTTGCTTGGGTAACAGTACCGCCTGCGCCTGTAGCATAGCCTACACCAGCCGTGCCAGTTGACACAATAGCGCCAGTGGCTGTCAGGCTTGTGGCCGTGGCTGCACCAAGCGCTGGCGCAACTAGCGTTGCATTAGTAAACAACAGCGCATTGGTGACTTGTTTAGTTGTGCCTGATTGCACAATTGGCAAGACATCAGTACTGGCAGCAGCAGTTGCTGCGGGAAGGGAGGTAATTGCAATAGTGGCCATGTTAGTAATTTCCTGCGTAAATGTTGAATCGTTGGCGGTTAGCGACTAATGCGTAAGGCAGTGCCATCACATCATCTGGGTTGTTGATGCGCTTGAGGTCACGCTTAGAAGTCATGGCGATGCGTTGCACTTGGGGGCTTGGCTCAACGCCAAACTCGGGGGCAAACTCCATGGCCAAGTTGTATGTGAACGCACGCAAATAGCCTGGTGGGTAGTACAGCACCGTGGACAAGTTGGCAGGGCGGTTTAGTTCTTCAACCGACACAAAATGAAATTCCAAGTCCTGCGTGGGCCTTGGATAAACGTACATCTCAATGTCAGGAAACGTCATGTTGACCCACATCACTTGTGGGTAAGTGGACGTTACGGTCTTAACAGCAATACCGTTGTACTGCTGTTGATTGATAAATTTAATGCCATACGACACATTGTTGGGCGCTCTGAAGTATGTAGAGTCGTCAAGCAAAACGGGGCGAAGGCCTACAAAGTCACCAGTTGGGCCAAGGGTGCGGCTAATAAGACTCGCAGGCCATGTGAAGACTTGATCTTGCGTGGAAAATACAGCCAGACGTTCTGTGTTCCACGAATCAATCATTTGGTTGAGCGCCATCAAGGCGTCTTGGGACGTAGCAGCAGAGGGCGTCTCACCTTCAGCAAGCACACCGAGAAGTCTAAGCGCCCGTTCGATTTGTTGGCCAGCGGTGTACGTTGTCATGTTTAGACCTCTTCAGTAGTCACTTTTCTACGGCGCTTAACTTCCAGCACGTTTACGGGAGCCGCTTCAGGTTCAGAAGACGTGTCTGGATTGTAGCGTGTCCAGCCATTTTTTTCATCTGCTTCTGCTTCTAAATCCATGGTCGCCACTTTAGCGCCGTGTTCGGGATGCGTCAGATAAATGATCATAATTTAAGAATGGGGGTGATTAGCCCCCATTTAGTTTAAGCAACCGTAAAATTCAAGCGATAAGTTGGAAATGTCACCGTGTTAGCAAGTGTTCCAGTAGCAGCCGCTCGAATACGCAAACGATCTCCAGAAGCCACAACTAAGTTAGCCGCTGTGCCGTTAAGGGTCAAAGACCTTGCGGTATTAGCAGCCAATGCAGTTCCACCCGTTGCTTTGGTGGTGTTTGCATCTGTAGCAGCCAATAAAGCAGCGGAGCCAGCGCCAGCTTGACCAAGGTTGGTAATTGAAAACGTAATGTAGTTAGTGTCGTTTGCTGCAAGAGCATCTACACCCGAAAAAATTGCGGATGTAATTGTTCCAGCAGTTTGAGCAATAACGTAAGCATCGCTGTTTCCAGTGGTTGCAATGGTTGCGCCCTGAATAGACGTAGAAAAACCATTTGCAATATTAGATGCAACTTTTGATGTTGAATCAATAACTGCACCGGTAATTGTAGTACCCGCAGTCAATTCAGGATCGCTAAAAGCAACGCCGACAGGTTTTGTGTTTGCCATAATTGTTCCTTTAAAAATGAGGGCCGAAGCCCCCATTTAGGTTTAGCCAAGGCGATACACAACGTAAGTACCGTCACCGGTTTTACGGAAACGGAACAATTGGCTGGTTGTCACAGCAACAGCAACCAAAGCGTTGCCGCCATCGGTCACACCAGTGCTAACAGCCAAAGTCACCGCGCCGGAGCTGGTGCCGATATTAACGATTGACAGGTCAAAAGTGCTACCAACAATAGCATTAGGAACTGCCGCGTCAATCAATGCGCCTGTAGGCAGCGTATAAGTTGCAGCAGAAGTGGAGGGGTTAGCCACCAACATTTGATTGCAAATTTGTGCTGCCGTTAGGGTTGCTGTAGCCGTAGCTGTCTGAGGGGCGGCCATTGCGCCCATGATAGTTTCTTGACGGTTGCCTGCACCAACTTGGTAACCGCCTGCGCCATTAGGTAATGCCATGATAATTTCCTTAAAAAGATGTTACAAAATGAAACCCCCGAAGGGGTATTCAGATTAGCCCCAGATGCGGCAGGCCATTTGTGGACGAATTGTGTTGAAACCGTACAAAACGTCAATACGGCAAGGCATACGGTCATTGTTAATATCGTACTGACGCACGATACGCAAGGAAATGCCGTTATGGACTGCGCGGGCAGCCATGTCAACACCTTGGGGCAACAGCAAGTCAGCAGTTGCAAAGGTGATGGCGTCCTTGTGATAGACCAAGTTCTGAGCGTACTGAGTAGAAGCAGCGCCGACAAAGGTCACAGTTGCACCAGTTGCAGGCAGCGCGTCCATAGTAGCCAGTGCATTTGCAGCGGAGTACATAGGAGCCACAGTCACAGTCCAAGTGCCGGATGAAGCGGTTGCGTCAGCCAAAGCAACGAACTGGAACAACGAACCAGTGGATTCACGGGTTTGTGGGTTGACAGCATTGCAAGCACTGATTGTGAACACGTCACCAGCTTTGATGGTTGTGGACACAGAGCCTTGCTCCAACAAAATGGAAGTTGCACCTTCGGCAGTAACGCCGGGGGTCTTAACCAATGTAGAAGCTGATGCACTGCGTGAGCCAGTGGTGTGCTGCTTGATTGACTGAGACATGTTGATCTCGTCAAAGCCCAACACGCCAGTGCCCATCATGCCGTTCTTGAATTGCTTGCTGATAGTGTCTGTAGGATTAAACAGACCTTTCATGCCTTCAACCAAGCCAGCGTTGGCTGCTGGGTTCACGGTAGCGTAACGTGG